CAATAGGATTCCTACGTAACGCTAGCACAACACCTTGGACACCAGACGATATAGTAGGTTTCAAGAGAAGATGGGACCCATCAGACGCTTCAACAATTACAGACACAGGTGGTTTAGTAGATAGATTAGCTGAGGTGTATGGTAATACATCAGAAGATTTGGTAGATAATGGTAGAAGACCAGAGACTGGTGTAGACACAATCGGTGGATTAAATGCTTTAAACTCATCTGGGGGTGGAGATTATTTATATGCTGTTGATTTCCCAACGCCTTCAAGTGGTGATATAGCTGTATTTATAGTAGCGAGGAATGATGCCGCCTTAACGACTAATTCAAGTTTATTGTCTATGGATTCATCAACTGTGGATTGGCAATTTGAAGCTACAGTTGGATTACCAGATTTTAATGGTAAAATTAATCAAGCTGGTAATCCGAATTATGTACTTACTGGTGGACCATTTAATGGACCAAGTATATATAATGTTAATTATGATTGGACTAATCAAATAGATAATACTTATATTGATGGTGTTAATAGAGGACAAGGTGTTTATAATACAATACAAGATACACCTCAAAGATTTGGAGTATTTATTAATAGAGGTTTGAATAGATACTTGGATGGAGTATTTGGTGAAGTTATAATTTGTGAAGATGTGACGACCACAACAAGACAAAAGATTGAAGGATATTTAGCACACAAATGGGGAACAACTACTAACTTAGATGCTGGTCACCCATATAAGTCATTCCCACCAACCATATAAAACAAATCTCATCAATATATATTTAATAAAACATATTAGATTTAACACATATTTATAAACATGGCAGCACAACATTTTTTTATACGCAAAGGGTCACAACTCCCAATTTTACAAATGAAAGTTTATAATGATGGACGTAACGAATATAAGACCATTTTTGAAAAGTTGGAGAATGCTGCTATCACATTTTCTATGGTGGATGAAAAAGGTCATTACAAAGTTTTTAATAAAGCGGGCACTTTAATTCCTGTAGAAAAAAATATATGTCCAGAGGAGACGGAATATTACATTGGTTATAAATTTACAAAAAAAGACACAAATAAACCAGGTTGTTATAGGGGAGAATTTAAGATAGATTTTTTAGATGATGGGTGTTCTTTAATTGTACCAATACGTGAGGAATTATTTATAAATGTTTTGGATTCAACAACAATCAGTAAAATTATTTGTTAATGAAAAACCTAATCAGAAAGATATTAAAGGAGGAAATGGATTCCGATTGGGATTTTATGGATGATGTACCATATTTTATGAACACACCGTTATCAATAATATTTAACCAAACCCCAACAGAAGAAGAATATATGAGATTAGCCAAAATATTGGAAGGTGATGGTTTTGTGTGGTCTAATAGTCGAGATTTACCAACAAAATGGTCACCCTTAAGGTATTGGGACCATGGTGGGTTGATTTACTTAGATACTAATAAGAGGATGACACAGTCACCAACAACCAGTCAGCATTTTCAAGAAAGGGTTAAAACGAGTAATGAGTTGATTAATTATAAAGATTTGATAAAATGAAAGACCTAATCAGAAAAATATTAAAGGAAGAAATGGATTCTGATTGGGATTTTATGGATGATATAGATGAGTTTGACCATTTTGTACCCAAAACAGGTGAGAGATATATATGGAAAAATTATAGGTACGGTACTGATGAGATTGAAATTTTAGGGCATGGTGGGCAATTTCTCCATCTAGTTAATTTTACCCCAATAATACCTAAAGAGGGGTATGGTGAGGATGCAACCACATTAACAACCTTTAGGGAAAAACTTAAAGATGGGTCGTTAGTACCTATTTACGATACACTAAAGGAATCAGTGAAATTACCAATTGAAATTGGTGATACCGTTTATATGGGGAAATTTAAGAACAAGAAAACAGTTGTTAAAGATATTGAATGGAATGAGAAGGGTGACCTAATGATTAACGGCAAATCAGCTTTACGTGTCAGAATACCAAAAAAAGTTAAAAAACTAAAAGAAGAAACCGATTCAGAATGGGATTGGGTGAGGGATATGGATGAGTTTGAATATTTCACACCCAAAAAAGGTGAAAGGTATGTTTGGAAAGATTATGGTCATGGTTCGGATGAAATTGTAATAGTAAATGTTAGTAGGGAGGATGTCGCATTTAGGTCGGTAGTACCACTACCCAATGATGATGAAGATGATGGTACTGATATAGAAACATTTAGAAATGGACTTAAAGATGGGTGGATAACACCTATTTATGATACATTAAAAGAAGAAACCGATTCAGATATTTAAAGATAAACTAAATAATTTTTATAAATCCTGACCCATTCAGTAAGTTCTACATATTTATTAATATGGAAGGAATTTATTTAATAAAAAACACAAAAACAAACAAAGTCTATATAGGTTCTAGTATTAAGTTAAAAGCTAGAAAACGAAGACACTTCAAAGACCTAAGAGAACAAAAACACCACTCAAACAAACTACAAAACTCTTATAATAAACACGGCAAAGATTGTTTCACATTTGAAACCATAGAAACCTATGATGAAATCGATTACGATAAACTATTAGAGAGGGAACAATATTGGATGGATTACTATGACTGTTATAATAAAGGTTATAATTGTAGGCCTAAAGCTGAAAGTAATTATGGTCATGTACATACAGAAGAGACCAAGAAAATTATGTCAGAAAATAATAAAGGTGAAAAAAATGGTATGTACGGTAAGAGTCATAGTGAAGAAACAAAACAAAAACTTAGGGAAGCAATGTTAGGTAGAGTTGTTAGTGAGGAGACTAGGGAGAAGAAAAGGATAATAGGTTTAGGTCGTACCCATACAGAGGAATCTAAACTAAAACAAAGTAGAGCCAAAAAATCAAGACCAATATATCAGTTAGATTTAGAGGGTAATATTATTAAAGAATGGTATTCAAAAAGGGAACCATTAAGAGAATTAGGGTTTCATATACATACTACATTAAAAGGCAAATCTAAGTTTGGTAAGGGGTTTCTTTGGGTATATGTAGATGAATATGATTTATTTATTAAGAATTTTAGAAAATAAACCCCTACTAACATCTATCACCTTTGTCTCTTCACCCATAATGGTATCTATAGATTCTTTTTTTGTTTTTAATAACTCATACATCATAGTGTCTATGGTGTCGTCCACTATTGGATAGTAAACATTCACCATTTTAGTTTGAGAAATTCTGTAACATCTGTCTTCGGCCTGTTCATGGTTAGCAGGAACCCAATCTAAATCATTCATAATAACCGCTTCAGCTTCCGTTAATGTAATTGCTGTACCCGCAGATATTAAGTTACCAACAAAAACCTTTGATGATGAACCTTTAGTCTGAAAACTATCTATAGAATTCTGTTTCTGCTTTTCGTTCATAACACCATTATGGCCTACAGCAATTTTACCAAAATGTTTCATTAGTAAATTGAACACATCCGTAAAGTTAGTAAAAATAATCACCTTCTTACCTTCTTCAAGAATTCTTTCAGCAAGTTCTATTGTGTGTTTAATCTTTTCTTGAGCTAAGTACTTCCTAAGTACAATGAGTTCGACCATGTGGCGACCATTACCGAGACGTTTCCCCTCGCTTTTAGCCCATTCCAAGTATTCGTCCCATACAGAATTATATGCTGCCATGTCTTCTAATTCTACGTAATAAGGTGAGATGATTTTTGGTGGTAAATCTAAGTGGTCCTCTTTCTTCCTTCTCAAGATAAGGTTCCTAGTTCTCATGTTAAGTTCTTCTAGATTAGAAGCCCCATCAGTTATCCATATGGTTCTCATTGAACCAGCTTTAGTTTTTTTATTAAATTTTTTAGCATCACAAAATCTAAACGCAAAATATTGCCAACTAGCTGCCACAGGTGATTCACATAAACTAAGTAGTTGGTAATAATCCATAGGTCTATTTGCTATAGGTGTCCCAGTTAATAACCAACGTCTTTCTATTTTTTTAGATATTTCATTAACAACCTTAGTTCTTTGTGATTTAGGGTTCTTAATCATATGTGCCTCATCTAATATAATTAAATCAAACCCATAGTCTAAAAGTTCTCTACGTACATCATGTTCCTCATAAGTTTTCCTACCATCTAAAATGGTGTGGAATTTTACTAAAATATCATAATTTATTATTGTGAATTTGCTTGGCGCCCAATAACCAGATTTAATAATAGAAACATCCTCTTCTGGTACCCCCAATAACATAATTTCCCTTTTCCAATTGATTTTAGCGTTGGCAGGTGTTACTACTAATATTTTTTCAGCGTTACTTTCTATAGCGGATATAATCGCTGTAGCGGTCTTACCTAACCCCATATCATCAGCCAATATACATTTCTTTTTTGTTAATAAGAATTTAATCCCACTCTCTTGGTGCTTAAATGGTCTTCTACCATACTGTTCGTATTTATCAAAATCTACATTAATATCAATATCCTCCTCAAACATGTCATCAATTAGTTGTGTTTTTGGGATGTAGAATATTATTGACATTTTTTGGTTTTTATATAATTTACCTTTTATATGAAAAGATTTGTTATTTTCACCTAAAACCTTTTCCACCATAACCTTTTCTGGTATGAAAGATAATTCATACTCCTCTTTAAGTTGCTCACCAAAATATTCTGTTATATTGACAACCTTGTTTAATATGATAGGGTCTATATCAATATTGGTTAAAACATATTTAGTTTGATTAGGCGTAAGCACAAAAAAACCTTCCTTATCGTAACGTTTCTTAAGTTTTTTTAAGTAATCGTTATCTCCGGAATATTCTTTTAGTTTTTCTATTGCTAATTTTGATTTTAATTTATTTACATCTGCCATTAATTAAAAATTCATATTATAATATAAATGTGATAAAAATAAAATAAATAGGGGATTTACAAATATTTATTAAAAAAAGGATTTATGAGTGGGAAATTGCCAATAAACCGTATGAACAAATTTTATGATGATATGGATTTCTCTTTGGAGAATGAAATGGCGCGTGAATGGTTAGAGGGTGACCTAAATATGGTTATAGTATTATTTGAAGTAGATAGGACTTCTAGTTTAATTGACGATGTTTATGGTGAAGCCGGACCTAATGAATTAAAATTTAAAACACCTAAAGAACTAAATGTTAGGGTGGTAATAGGTGAAGCTG